CCACCTAGCCAATCAGCTTTACAGTTCTTAATAAAGTTCATAGATTCTTCATAATTTTCTGAAGTAATCCAAGGGAGCATGGCTAGTTTGAAACCATCATAATCCATGACAGTTGGCTTCATAATAATATGGATTTCATTCATGAAATGACCAAGAAGTTCTTTTAAAGAGTTCAAGTCATTTGTGTTCTTATAGTATGTATCATGATTGCCTGGAATAATATCCATAGACATACCATACTCTCTTAGTTTATCTAAGAAATGTTTACGGTTATGGTTGAGAGCTTTAAAATTAACAAACTTACGATGATCATAGTAATCGCCCAAGTGAACGATTTGCTTAATATCATGTTCTTTACAGTATGGAAAAAATATTTCATCATAAAATTTTGCAGAATTATTTAGAAACACTTCGGAGCTATTACGGATTCCGCAGTGCGTATCGTTCAATATAGCAATTTTCATTCGTCAATAAAATCCTCGAGATTAGAATCAGCCAAACGTGTTTTACGTTTAACCTTTTCTTTCTTCGTATATTCTTTAATCTCTTTATCGTATATTTTAACTTTTTCAATACGATCTTTTAGTACGTCAACAAAATGAGAAGCTACAGCCAAGCCGCCTTCTTCATCACCTAACATAATGAAAGCTTCTACACCAGACTGAGACATATACTTGTGTTTAATATCTTGTTGTTTCTTTTCTTTTTGAATACGACGTAAGAAAGCATACCAAATAATTTGTGTAAAGTATGCAAACGCGTTCGGTTTGCCAGTTCTTGTGGTTGCGTTGATATTGTAATTCTCAACTGCACGTAAACAGTTTTCAACAGCATCCATTACCATTTCTTCACGATAAGTGTAACGAATAAAATTTGATTTATGAGAAAGGTTTTCAGCTATCTTTAAAAAGCACATTGCAATATAGTCTGGAACAATGGGCAAAGGTTCTTCTTTTTCCTTTGCTGCATTCACAGTCTTTACATAATCAACTACAGCCTGAGAGAACTCGGCGTTATTTACATAATGTACATTTTTAGATTTTCTTGCCATATTGTCCTCCAATCAATAGTTACTATTCTAAACTATTTTTGCAGAAAAGTAAACCACTTTTTTGAAAAAAAAATATGTAAAAAAATACATTTTAGGGGTTTACAAACGCGTGAAACCTGGTATAATATTAAAGAGGTTTTTGAGGTGGGGATATACTAGTGCAACTTATCTTTATCTACGTCAAATAGTGGAACGACATTATCTTCATCATAGTCGCCGTACTCATCTATCTGTTCGTCCTCTGACTGTTCCCATAGTTTAGACAGATTATCATAAGCTTCATCGAGTGAAAGTACCTTTCTTTCTCGGTTTTGCTCTTTTAATTTCTTTAAAGCATATTTGTATTGATCTAACATTTCACCAGATGGTTGACACATACCAACAATATGGAAAGCGTTAATTTGCACAGGTTCTTTTGTATCTTCTTTTAAAATCATCCAAGGGCGAAAAGTATAATACGTAGTCTGTGGATCTACATCAACTTTAAACAATCGTAAGCAATGGCGAGCAATAATATCGTCATCTTCTTGTCCAAGAATTTCACCAAGTACTTCATCACCGTTACTCATCTTAAACTGTTTAAAATTTTTCATATGCTGACCTTATAGACTTTGCATTTAAACTTTTCATTTTTATATATTCTTAGCCTCTCTTCGGCATGAACTAGAGCATAGTTCTTTCTGCTTTTCCAATGTAAATCATCTGCTACGTCGTAGAGCGTAGTAGTCTGTCCATTGTCTGATTTCCGTAAGCCCCGCCCAATCGATTGTAGTACTTTGATTTGTGATTTCGAGGGACTCGCAAATACAATATTATGCAGGTTCCGTATGTTAATGCCAGTACTAAAGGTACCAAGACTTGCAACAATAATAGCATCTTTTTGTCCTTCCGTAATCTTTCGAATAGCTTCTCTATCTGCAGCTTCAGTATTACCGGAAACAAAGAATACTTTTCTATTTATATCTGCTTTTGATTCAATTAAGTCAAACAATACTTTACCATGCTTTTCAACAAATTGAAATAGTACAAGTGTATTCCCTTTTTGATCAAGAGTTAAGTTTCGAATAAAATTATTTCGTTTATCATTTCTAACAATAAAGTCGATTTCATCATGGTATGTTTTAGATCCGAAGTCTTTCTTTGTTTGTTCATCATAATCTAATACAACCATTAGAATTTGTAAAGGTGCTAGTGTATCATTATCTTGCAATGATCGAGTTGTTGTAACTTTAAACACCTTACCAAAAAGTCCCTCGAGTACCAGCTGGTGGGTCTGAGTTCCATCGAGAGTGCCGGTAGTTCCAAAACGGTAGGATGCATTACGCGCTTTGTTCATAATCGAAGTTAATGACTTTGACTTAAACCCATGACACTCATCACCAAACACGACACCAAACTGTTCAAACCATGTTACCGGTAACTTATATATGGATTGCCATGTACTAATAAAAACACGTTCTTGTATATTTGTTTTTGGTTGGCCAGAATAAATGACATGGCATTCTTCATTTGAAATAAATGATTGGTCGTGAGATGAGTAATCTTCAAAGTCAGAATACATTTGTCTTACAAGTGAAGTGGTTGGAACAATAACCAGAGCTTTTTGATCGTGATGTTCAAGGAACCATCTCATTAAAACATAAATGATAAGTGATTTACCTGATCCAGTTGGAGATAACAGTACAGCTCTTTTACGCCGTATGCCTTCACAAATAGCATCAAACTGATATTCTCTTACAGATATTTTTTCACCGCGGCTATGTAAGTCTAAGCTTTCGATGAATGACATAATCTCTTTTGGATCTACATCATTTACTTGTTCAGGAGATCCATAATCACTATCTTCATACTCAATAGCATAGTTACGTTTCTTAGCAAAGTCTTGTACATATGGAAGTAAACCAAGAGGAAGCTCATGGCTTTGCTGATTAAACAAACGTATCTTACCATCCCATACCTTATTACGATATGCTGGCATATACTTATAACCTGGAACGTAAAAGGAAAAGAAATCTGAAAGCTCAGCACCAATACCCCAGTCACAACCAACTAGCATATTACTTTCATTTTTCTTTTGGAGTACTAACTTATCCACCTGCTTCAAACTGCTTCCATCTTATAATATTACCAATTGTCTGATGACGCCAACGTAGTGTTTCAACTATTTCTTGTAGCGTTTCCACCAACGTTTTAAAATACGCAATCTTTTCTTCTGTCTTCTGAATATCTTTATCAGAATCGTAATAGTAATCCATGTCACCTTTCATAACCTTTAAACCATCAAATGGATCGTAGTCCCAACCACGTGATTCGATTTCATCTTGTGACATCTTACCATTATAATATAACCATTTATCTTTTAACAAAGACTTCTGATTCATTTGAGCTTTTTTTAATTGAAGTTTGGCTAACGATAACCACTGTAAATATTTTGCATGCAACTTAGCAGTATCTACAGATGTTTGGTCTAATTTATTATCATTTATAACGCTGTCAGATTGCCATTCTAAAAGTATCTTCTCAATATCTAACAATAATCACTCCATCATACATCAACATGCATATTTCCAAAATTAGGCTTGTCTATTTTTTCAAGAGCTTGCTCTAATTCTTCTATGCCTTTCATTTCATAATAGTATTTATCAAGGTTCATTTTACCACTTTGTTTGATTTCGGTAAAGTCCCACACCTGATAAAATAACCAACGGAAACAAATATGAAGAATAGTTGAATCTGCCATGTCACTATATAAATCTTCATATGAGATAGCGACGTAACGACATCCAGCTCTCCGCAATGTTTCCCATATCTTTACATTTATATCATTTACTTGTTTCTGATTATCAATCAAAAACTGTACATCTATTTTAGGTATTTTCTTTTTACTTGTTTTGAACTTAGCAATTTTTTCAGCGTTGGTTGGATGATATATTTCTGTTTTCAAACTAAACCACAGAGAAAGAAGTCTTTCGATTGTTTTACGTCTATGTAGAAATATTGCGCTATAGTGAAAATAATTAATATACTTTGAAATAATTTGTGAGATCTCAAATGGAAGATATTCATTTATAATTTTAAAGCTAAGTCTAAAAGACATAATTGTTTTAATAGCTAATTCTAACTTCTCAATATTTTTGTCTTTACTATATTGAAAAATCACATCTCTAAACACGCCAATATCAGCATCGAAAATTTCTGCGTTATTGGATTCATATACTTCATAACCCAGTGCCCGTACTGCTTCGTACATCTCATCATATTGTATATATTTTTTATGATCTCTTATAAACCAATTCATTAAACTGGTGCTTCCAGTTCTTTGGTTTGCGAAGATAATAATAGCACGGTACTTACGCACCAATTCAGTAATTTCAGATTCTGACATAATTAAATAATCTCGAAGTAGCTAGTCCTAAATGTAATTGGAAAAGTAAGTGGTTGCGTGTCTGTCAATGTTGACTGGAGAGTAA